ATAATCATCTAATTTACTATCATCTATATCAAGAATTTGTCATTTTTTAGCTCAATTATAAACTCTATCCTTATTATTAATAACTCTTAGCATTTTTATATAATTATAAAATAAATTAAGTTGTTTTGTTGTTTTTTACAAGAACAGTAGCTTCAGGATTTTCAATTTGTATATCAAGTTTCATTTTATACCAAAAGTTATATCCATCAGGTGCAACTCTTTCAGGTTCAAGTTTTAAATCTGTTTGAATTCAAATAACTACATTTTTAGGATTAGTTCCTATAATATCAGCACCATCTAAAATAACTTTATCAACTTTTACTCAAGCATCTATTCCATAAAGTAATGGAGTTGTTGTTGTAATAGAATTTATATCAATTGAAGCAACTATATAAACTAATTCCTCAGCATTACCAAAATTAACAATAATACTATCTCATGGATTTATATTAGCTGTTAAATCAGTATCTATAAAAATTCAAGTAGCTCCTACATTAGCTGGATTACTAACTATTGCAGTTACTAAACTAACTTTTACAGGATTTTCATTTGTCATCAAAGATACTTCATTTATTTTAGTTCCAGCAATTCTATTTTTATTAGTTTCTCCATCTCATCTATTACCATTTGGATCATTATATAATTCATCAAGGTCAATTTGAGTATCAGGATCATGAAAGAATTCTATTTCTTTTTTATATTTATTTGCTAATGTTTTTTTAGCTTGAACATATTTTTTTCTAGTGATATTTCTTCAAGTAAATACATTTGTATCTGAACCATCCAAAATATTACCATTTTGTTCTATTTGATATTTAATACCATTAAACATATTCAATATACCATTATCAGCTGATGGGTTTTCTAGTTTTTTACCATATAAGGCTACTTCTACAAGTTCATTAGCAATCTTTTTAGCAATAATTCTTTTCATATGTTCTTCAAAACTTTTTCATTCAATATTATCATCAATTTCATCATCTGATAAGTAAAAAAATCATTCTACTTTTCTTGATGTCAAATATATTGAATTAGTTTCTACTTTGTATCATGCTTTTCAAGAATTACCATGAGTTCTTTTTCAAGCACCTCAGGGCATTAAGAATTTTCAAGGAGCAATTAGCTTAGCAATCTCTTTTGTAGGTCATGTCATTGTAATTACTCTAAATTTCTTTAGTAATCCATCTGATTCATCTTTTACAAAATCAATAAATTGTTTAGCTTCATCATTTTTCCAATGAAAATTTACAGGAACTCAGTTTGAATCTAAAGTAAAAGCCTTTTTTAGATCTTCTGTTTTTTTAGTTCTCTTTTTAAGTTGTATAGGCATTTTTAATAATTTAAAATAATAAAATTAATCTATTTTTGAGATCCTTTGATCTTTTAATACTTTTTCCATTTCTTCAACTCTATCAATAGTAGAATCAAGTGCATCTGATATAGTTTTATCATCAGTTTCTTTTTCTTTATTTATCTTTTCTATTTTTCAAGTCAATTCTTTTATTTGTCACATAAAACTTGCAACATCATCTGAAGATAAATACATATCTACATATTTTTTGATAGATTCTTTTCAATCATCTGATTCAAAAAACTTTTTAATATCTTCTTCTGAAATAGTTTCATTATCTTCTGATACTTCTTTAGATAATTCATTTTTCATTTCTGAAGCTTCTTCAAATTTCTTAATTGCTTCATCTGACTTATCTTCTTTTAATAGAGATATACCATCAGAGAAAACTCCGAAGAATTTTTCTAGTAATTCTTTCATATAAAATAAAAGTTAAAAATTAAACAATTATCAGAATAGTTTCTTTCTTATTCCCCTCAAGGTCATTTCAAGTTACTTAAAATTTTATCTAATTTGTCTTTATCTATATCTTTTTTTACTGTTTTAAATAAAGCAAACTTATTCTCAGCTTGTTCTACTGCAGGTGTATTATCTTTTGATACCAGACTTATTCCATCTACAAATACATTTCAAATATTTCTTGTCATCTTATTTTTATTAAACTATAAAATATCATTCCATTGATACTCAAACAAAATCTCAAGCTTTTACACTTTTATATAATTTTTCATCTATAAACTTAACTCATACATACCAACTTCATTTTTTTACAATAGTTTCTCACACTATTATGTCATTTGGAGCTATAAAGTTTTCTACAAATTCATACTTTGTTTTTTCTATCTCAGTATTTTCTTCATGATCTATATTTAAAAACTTATTTTGCATATTAGCACCAAAATCATGAGCTGTTTTAATTATTTCTTCAGCTGTTATTGTATCTCAGTTTCTATCTTCTACATCAGGTGTTAAAATACAAAAACTAACAGTTTTATGTATATCGTCTGTTTTTAAAAGTTTTATCATCACTATTTTTTAGGAAATAAAAAAACACTACTTTTTAGTTTAGTAGTGTTTAAATTCCCTGAAAGGTCTTTTTGTGTTTTATGAAAACTTGAAAAATATTTTTTAGCAGTTATAATATTAATTATAATAAAATTATATAACTTATATAAAATATGAATAAGAACGAAAATGATAAATTTGATAATAATATTGAAAAAGCAGGATTCACAATAGCTTATTTATTTTTATTTATTTGATCAATGATTTGATTTCAAAAAATAGATATGAATAATGATATTTCTATAGCTTCATGATTATTCGCATTAGCAATATTACAAATTATATTTTTTATAATTCTATATAATAGAATAAAAAATACATGAGTTTCAAAATTTTATATTATATGAATATATTCTCCATTTAGTATAATATATTTTTTTAAATTATTATTAAAAAATACTATACAAACCAAAAATAATATAAAAATAAAAAATAAAATAATACATTCTAAAAATAAAAATGATATAAATAAAAAAATAATAAATTATAATCTAACTGAGAAATTATTTTTTAATATAATAGTTGTACCATTATTTATTAATCATAAAACAATAAATAAAAGTATGTTCTGAAGAATATTTATTTTTATATACTTATTGTCTTTTTATTGATTTATCGCTTTTTCTATTTTTGTAAATATTGTTGAATTTGATAGATATGAAATTATGAATATCGTAATTCCTTTAGTTATTTTATTTTTTGTTATTAAAATATTAATACCATTTATATTATTTATATTATTACCTAAAATAAATAATATATCTAAAAGCATATTTAATTACATTAAAGTATGAAAATAATTTTATTATATAACCTATAAAAAAATGAATAAAAATGATTTTAAACTAATATTTGTCTATAAAAGTGTTTATTGAGATAATACAGCATGATATTGAATATATCTCATAAATTTTAGTGGTAATGATTATAAAATACATTATGAAACTGATGGTTTTATAACTGTAGATGATGAAGTACATAAATTAAATAGTTCTGAAAAAGACTTAGAAACATTAAAAGCTAACTCAAGAATTTTAATTGAAGAGAATGATATAGGTTCTTTAGATATGAATTGATTTATACATTTAACATTAAGTTCCTTAGAAACATATAAAATTGATTTTTCAATTTGAAAATGAGCACCTAAATGAAAAAATATAAATATAGAATGATTTAATGAAGAATGAATTCTAATGGATTTTGATATCAAACAATTATAAAATGAAAACTACATTAATACAAAAAATAATAACTATATTTTGGAAACAAAATTCATGGCACAGTCATGGAGTTTTTATTCATACATTAAAAGTTACTTGGTGAGCTATAAAAAATTGAAATTATAAAATGATTTCTGCCTGATTACTACATGATATATGAAAACCTATAGTTGCTACTAGAGACAATTCAAAAGAATTAAGTTTTTCATTTCATGGTCATGAAGAAAAATCATATCAAATGATTAAAAATATTCCTTTTATATCAGATTATACAAAAAAGTTAGTTAGGTGGCATTATCTAATAAGATGAATATCTAAAGCTGAAGAAAAAAGTTTAGACAAAAAAAGAACTCCAGAAGATAAAATACATTGGAAAAATGAAAATGAAAGACAAAAAAAAGTTTGGGCTAATCTAGATGAAAATTTTAAAAAAGATTTAGCTTTATTCTTAAAATTTGATGATTACGGAAAATAATATTTATTAAAATTAAAATACTATGACTAAATTTGCTCGTTTAATAGAAAAATTTGAAACTGAAGATGGTACAAAATGTTGTATCTTTTATTATTGATGAGAAAAAGCAAAAAATCCTTTAACTAATTGAATGGGTACTATTTTTGACAATATTTCTGAAAAAAAATCTTATGACAATGCTTTAAGTGAATTATCAGAAAAATGATATTTACCACAATGTGAAAATAATTGAATTTTATATTTTATAAAAAAATAATTAAATTATTCAATTTTCAGGATTCACAATACTATAATCAGTATAACATCTACAATTAAATCAATGTGGTGCATGATCTGTATTAGTTCATGGAAATAGTTCATTTTTTAGTATCCATCAAGCTTCTTCATTCTTTATATGACTAGCTCTAGCATTGCTATCTCCTTGAGTAATCGTTCTTTTATATCAAACTACATCAAAGTGCTTAGTATATTCATCATGTTGCTTCCTACTTCCAAATTCATAGGCATTTCAGACTTCCATTACTGCTATTAAACTACTTCTATAGGTGGAATATTTTAAAAATTTTTCATCTATTTTTTTTGCGATTTCTTTTAAGGTATTTCATTTACTTAATCAGTATTCTATAATTTTTCATATTTCTTCTCTTGTTGTATCATCTATCTCAGATATAAGTTCTCAGGCTCTATTTTTTGCATAATCTAAGCCTAATTCATTGCTAATTCAAATATCTAAACTTAATCAGATATCTTTTAATTCTAATCTACTTTTTTGTTCTTGTTCTATTTGTCATAATAAAATTATAGCTGAAAGTTTCTCTATTAATTTTTCATTAATTTTAGGATCTTTAACTTTTTTAATACTTTGTAATTCATTAATATATTCTATAGCCTGATTCTCAAAATATTTATTAAAAAAATCTATGAAATCATAAAAATAATTCATAAATTCTTTAGTTTTTACCTTTTCAAAATCATCTATAATATTTTTTATTAACCTTAATTGTTTTTTCATATTCAAATTTTGTTTAAAAATTTTCACCATTTTGAGTAATTTTTATTTAAAGTTTTTTCTACCTCATCTAATTCCATATCTTCTTTGTTATCAAATTCTGATCATCATGATGTTAAAAGTTCATCTCATCAAGGCACAGTATCAAAACCAAGCTTTTCTCTTTGCTCATTAGCCGTAGTAATACCTGCTTTTTTATATCAAGTTGCTATCTTCATTTCATCTACTCAATTCTTTAAATCTACTTTTATAAATTCTATTTCATTTATATCATCTTCAGATACATTCTTTAAAAATAAATCATTTTCATTAGATTTTTTCCAAGATAAAAGTTGAGCTTTTAATTGCCTTAATATCTTATTTTGTAATGGTATAATTATATCAGAATATAAACTTTCTAATGCTGTTTGACTTGTAGCTTTATTTGAATTTTTTGATGATAATAAATCAAAAGGGATATTTGTTGATATTGATATATCTTCTTTTAATTCTCTTTTAAGAGCAATAAATTTATCGGGATCTATCCTTGTTGATAAATCTATTTTTCAAATCTTTCAAGTTAAAAATAAAGTATTATGAGAGTTATCTATTCATGATATTTTATCCTTGATCATTTCTTCTATTTTTTCTACTTGCTCAGTTGTAAGGTTTCATAACTCATCATATAGTATATTAGGCTCAATATTTCATCATTTAAAGAAGTTTTTGTAGTATTTAGTTATAAATGCTAATAAAACTATTTCATCAATACAAGAGTGGAATAAACTATCTCAGTAATATTTATCTCATAGAGAACTTCTTTTGAAAAATAAAACTTCATTATTAGAAAATGGAACTTTTTTAATTCATTTTTTACTTCTTTGATAATAATTTATATTTTTATTATTTCATGATGTTTTTCTAATCGTTGGTGTTAATATATGTTCGAGTTCTAATAAGTTTTCTTTTTTACCATTTCTTAATCTTTCAGAGAATGAATTTCAAAAAGTTAAAAGATTTTGAGCTATAGTATCTACATCTAAATTCTTTAAAAATTTATCAAGTTCTTCATTATCTGTTTGTTTAAAATTACTATCAACCTTTGAAGATATTTTTTTAATAATTCAAGATATAATAGAACTATTATCATAAGCAAATAATAACTCTTCAAATCATACTTCAGGTTCTATAATTCATTCTTTATTACTAAATAGATCATCACTTTTATCATCTATTTGTTTTGATTTAGTTGAGTTAAATAATTTTATTCTTGTTTTGTTAGGCATAAGTTTATACAAAAAAATAAAGACTAGATTTAGTATCTAGTCTTTATCTTTCCCCTCAAGGTCTTTTATGTATTTCTATTTAACTCAATTATATCATGCAAACTTGCAACATACCATTTAATTTGATTTCATTCACTTTCAGAAAATTCGTATAATTTTATTAGCTCTCTTAAATAATATGAATTAAACTTAGGTGCAACATCTCATGACTCTATTCTTGTCATCTCTCTTTCAGTTCACTTAATAATCTTAGCTACATCTTTCTTAGATAGTCAAAGTTTATCTCTTCTTTTTTTAAGTAAAACTCAAAGTATACTCTCATCACTCTTTAACCATTTTTTCATATTATCAATATAATATTTATCTATTTTAAGGTTAAAAAAATCATATAAAGTATCAAGAGTCTGTTTAGTATACTTCTTATTACGATGTCAATTCTTAATTGAGTAAATAGCTTTACATCATATTCAAGTTTCTTGTCTTAATATTTTCATATTATTTGTATCAAGAAAATGTATAATTTTTTCCTGTAATAAACTCATATTTATAATATTTAAAAAGCTCTAATTTCTCATCAGGCATAAGGTGTAAAACTAAAAACCATACTATCAACCATATCATCATGCTCTCCTCATGGGAAAGCAAGAAGTTGATCTTCTAGTGATCACACTTTTTTACCATCAGAGTTAAATTTTATTAATCCTCTTTCAAATTCTCATTGAAATTCTCTTAATCTTGTTACCTTATCCTTTTCAGAATTAACAACTATTACAGCTAATCATCTTTTCTTTAACATCCTTGCTAAAATAAGTCCTCAGTTATTTCATTCTATATAAATCAAAGAACATTTATATTTATTATAAAGTTCTACCACTGTATTACAGAATTTATCCTCATCTTTATCTATTCATTCAAATCATATAGATTCTAGAATATATTTAAAAATATCTCAATTAAACTTTTCTTGAGCTGTAATTGTTAATCACATTGCATCAGTTCAGGTTTTTTCTGAGAAAGCTGGATCAATTCAAAATACTATTTTATAATTTATTGGTAGTTTATAAAAATATCTAATATCTGATTTTTTTATAATATTCTGACCATTTTTATAGGATATTAAATTAAAGTTTTGATTATAAGCTATTAATCAATCTCTTCTTTTTGTTTGCAGAGATATAAACTTATAAGCATCATCACTAATACCTTTATTTTTCTCTTCTGCTTCTTTATCAGTAGATACAAATCTACTCCAACTAATATTTCATTTGATCCTAATGGGAATCCAAAATATTTTAAAATCTTTATTTTTTTCAAAGAATTTTTTTAATCTTGGTATTCTACCATCTTCATTAATTACATTTCATAGGAATATCTTTTGGGCGAATGAATTCAATCCACCAAACACTTCTCATGTCAAAAACCTTATATCAGCTTCAATTAAAGTTGGGTTTTTAGTATTTTTATTAGTATCAATATCATCAAATCACACTAAATCAGGTCTGTGAGTCCTACCATCTCTTCATAAAAACTTTTTTCATCTCGGACTTTTTCAGATACTCATTGCTTGAACCTTTATATTTCAATCTATCATAAATTCTCAGATTGTTTTTTTAGTTGGTTCATTTTGCTTTCTTCATTCAGGAGGAATATATAAATATCAAAAATCATGTATTATTAAATCATTTGTTTGTAAAATAACTATTAAATCAAGTAGTATAGATTTTGCTTGATCTATCTCTGAATTATAATGCATTATATATCTTCTTTTCTGATAAACTATACAATAAATATAATAGTAAGTTAAAAACATAGTTTTAGCACACTCCCTGAATCAAACAAAAAATACATTTTTCATTACCTGTAAATCGCTTAGGTATTCTTTATGAAATGGAGCAAGTGGATGAGTAAATTCATTCGGAAAATAATAAAGACAAAAAGATAGAAAATCCCCTTTAAAATATTCTTTTCTTAAAAGTATTTTATCAGGATTTGTAAAAAGATAACTTAAAAGTTCTCTATCTCTTTTCATTTATCTTATAAATTATTTTTTAATATTTGTTCATATATAACTTTATCTTCAGGTGATAACATTAAAGCACTTCATCACTGTAATTGTAATTTGTTCATAAAGTCTTTATCTTTCATAGTAAGCCACCATTTAGAGTCAGCTGTATCTCATTTTTTTATATTAGATCATATGTTTAATCTAGCCTGTAAAGAAATACTATCTTTAAGTATCTCTTTTTCCTCCAAAAAATCAGTATTTAATTGTTGATGATGGTATAACTTACTCGGTGAAATTTGGCTAAAATAACAGGCTTGTTCATCTGTCATACCTACTGCAAAACACAGTTTTAATTTTTGGAGAGTCACATCTGTCATAACGACTGGTCTTCATCTTCACTTTTTTTCTTCATCTTTTATATTTTCATCTTCTTTAGGTAATTCTTTTACAATCTCTTTTACTGTTTCTTCTTTTTGTTTTAAAGTTAATTTTCAGACTTTTTTTTGGAGTTTTTTTCTAGTCATTTAAGATTTTATTAATATCTAATTTTCTATTAAGACATAACACCTCTTTTTTTCAGTTTGTTACCTCGTAATATCTTTTTATAATAGTTTGTACAAATACTGTATCAAGTTCCATTGTAAAACATTTTCTTTGTCTTTTTTCTGATGCTATAAGAGTTGAACCACTTCATCAAAATAAATCAATAATATTATCTCCAATCTTACTACTATTATTCAAAGCATATTCTATTAGTTCTACTGGTTTTTGAGTAGGATGTACATATTCATTTACATTTGCTCTTTTCATACTCCATATAGTAGTTTTTCATTCTCTCTCAGCTTCTTTAGCTCTCTTTAATATATTTAAAAGTTGCTTATCTGTTTTTCATTCTAGAGTTTCAATTACTGTAGCATGAGTTCTATCTCAATAAAAATTGGTAGAATTTCATTTTATTCAGCAATAAAAAAAAGGCTCATGCTTCCATCTATAGTTTCCCCATCAAAGTGCTGAACTTGGTTTATTCCATATAAGTTGATTTTTAATATCAAATCAATTACTCTTTAATGATTTTTCAAAAATACTAGCTGTAGAAGTAGAATGAAATACATAACTTCAAGTTTCTTTAATACAGAATTGTCTGTATACATTAAATGTATCATCTAAAAAGCATTTAAAATTTTCATCACTCATATTATCATTCTCAATTTTTCTATTTGTTCATGTAATTTTTCATTGTCATTTATAATTCACATTATAAGGTGGATCTGTAAATATCATATGAGCTAGTTCTCAATTCATTAAAACTTCTACTTCATCTTTTTTAGTAGAATCTCAACACATTAATCTATGTTCTCAAAGTTTGAACACATCTCAATGCTTCACTATTATCTTACTACTATCCACATAAGGAACTTCATCTTCTATCTCTTCATTAAATTCATCAGTATCAAATAAATTAAAATTTAGATCAAATTTCAGATGATCTACTATATCAATAGAAAAATCTCATAAATCTTGTAACTCTATTTTTAAATTTTCAATATTAAATTCAGCAAGAAGATTTGTAGTATTATCTCTAATTCTATAATCTTTTTTTTGAATTTCAGTTAATCAAAAAACTCTAACAACTTCTATTTTTTCAATTCACATTTTTTCTAAAGCTAGAGTTCTTCAATGTCATGCTAAAATGATATTGTTTTCATCTACAACTATCGGTGCTATATATCAATCCTTTTCAATTGATATTACTATCTCTCATACATCTTTATCTGTATGAATCTTATTATTATTCTCATATGGAATAATTTCTTTGAGTTCTAATTCTATGAACTCTTTTTTTAACTTTTTTTCCATAATTTAATTTAATTTTAAAAATGATTCTTAGTAGTGTAAGTAATTTACTTTTTAATTAAAAAATTATGCTACACTACAAAATACTACTTATCATATTTTCTAACACTCATTTTGTTAGCTCTTTATGTGGATTACTATATTTCCAATTTTTAATAATTTCTCTTACTTTTATTTTCTGCTTATCTGTTAAAGGCTCAAATTCTTTTCTAATCATTTTTTGATTTCATTTAACTTCAACCATTGGAGAATGCATAAAACTTTTAATCTCTCAGTATAAAAATTTAATACTATTACAGTTTCTTTGCTTAAAACCATCTTCCAAAACTCATTTAAGTCTTGTTATAAAGTCCTGCTTTCAATTAATTTTAATTAAATTAACCATATGTTTAGCATATCTTCTTTGCCACAGCTGTGATTCTTTAAAATCATCTATTCAAACAGCTTTATATAAAAGTTGTATCAATGCATTAATTTCTACATTTCAATATTCTACTACTTCATTTTCTGAAGATTTAATAATTTCTACCTTTTGTAACTCTTTAGAGTTATTATTAATATTTGTAATATTATCTCTCACCTTTTTGTTTACGGTCGACTTACATTTTTGTATATGGTCGGTTAATGTTTTTGTTAATCGTATTTCTCGCTTAGTAATCTCACATCATCTATATTTGTACTCAATATGAATAAATCATAATTTTTCCAATTTTTTAATTTTCCTACTAATTGTATTTTCATGTATTTTTAACCTATCTGAGAAATGCGAATTACCAGCAAAACAAAAACCTTTTTCAGCTGTTAAGCTAGAAATATATAATAATAAAGGAAGTTCACTTTTTATCTTTTTATTGAAAATCCAATCATTATCACATATAGCATATCAGTTTTTAAGCATTTTTAGATCTGATTATTGTAATAATCTATCATTCTTTTTTCTTCAGGATTTGGTATTTTAATTTTTAAAAAATCAGCTGACCATACTCGTATATTTTCTATAAAATCTGTCATTTCTTTACTACTCAAATACTTTGTTGGTTTTATATATGTTGTCTGAAATTTATGAGAATAAGTTCTCAAATATTTAGATTTAAATATTTCTTTTAATTCATCTGAAGTATGTCCTGTATCTCAAAACTCTTCTAAAAAAGTAAATATAAGATGTAAGTAGGAATTCTGTGGAA